AATTATATTTATTTTTTTATATCATGATGGAGGGCAACCCTAACCCCGACAATAGGCTCGCCTTTTGCGCTCGTAATCGGCGTATTTATTCGCCTGCCTATAGGTTTGCCAATCGGTAATCCGTATATGGTCCAATTTCATGGTAAAATAAAGAATCGAGAAATGAGTGACAAATTGAGATATGGGTGACATTTTTTATGACGGTAAATGGTCTTGGTAACATGGTGAAATCAGTAAAAAAAAGTTAGTTAGTTATAATAGTTAATTTTAAAAACAATGGAACAAAACAAAACATGGAACAAAACAAAACATGGAACAAAACAAAACATGGAACTATTTTTTTAATTTTTTAATTTTTGGGCTTTAACGATTTCTTCGACTATCCCCATCAGACCAGCAACCATCATCGTCTCCGTCTGCGTCTGCGTAATCCTCCTCCTCCTCGTCATCGTCATAATCAGCCCAATTTTTACTAACAGAAACAGGCCCAGGCCCAGTGCCTGTTTTGTTTTTGCTAAAGTATTCAGCTGCTGCTGATAGCTGTTGTTTAGAGGCTGTTGCTTCTGCTACTGCTGTAGCAGCAAGGTCAACAAGGTATGCTTTTTCAGCAGCTGCTGTTGCTGCTTTTTCTTCTCTCACCGCTCGGCTAATGTAAACCGGGTCGGGCAAATGACTTGCTGCCAAAGCCACTGCTGCGAACGACAACACCTGTTGTTGTTGTTGTTTCCTCTGTTGATGAGGTCGCAAAGTCACGTTGCTGGACAGAACAGGGAACTCGTCAACAACTTTGGGTTCCTCTTTAGTCTCCTCATCATTATCGCTACTGTAGTCAATAGCGGCAAATCGATTTAATGCTGCTGATGGCTTCTTCCTCTTGTTAGTTTTGGCGATCTCATCTGCTAGGACACGAGCGCGCTCTGCTTCATTCGCCGCAAGTCTGCGGTCAAAATTGAGTTCAGTTGCTTTCGCCTTTTTAAGTTCTTGACAATAATTGGTTGTATGACCTAATCCATAACAATATCTACACTTTTGCGCCAACAACGTTGGGCAACATACTTTACCTTGGTCGTCCTTCACCCAGTGGGACGTAAATATTTTCTCTTCTTTGCCAGCGTCCTTACAAACCTTACAGAAAGGCTTGGATTTGACTTGGGCGAGGGGGAAAACTTTGCGTGACGACGACATTTTTGGATGATTTGAATAAGTTTGAAACTTGATTGTGCTTAATAGCTGTATTTTATTTTATGAGTTATAAAACTATTTCAGTTTTTTTCCCATGGCGCTGATTTTTACTTAACTAAAAAAGTATTTCAAGATTTTTTAGGGCTGTTGTTGTGACTGGTAAATAAAAAAAACTGATGCTTTTTTTTTATTTATGATAGGAAAATATACAAAACTTTCAACTGTTTCAAAACAACCATGTCTAGCTGGCTTCAAAGGTACAACTGGTTTCTAGGTAAGTCGAATATAGATCACAAACAACATCAACAAGACGGGATCATGTGGTGTGTCGAAAACGAGACATGTTCGGAACCGTTATATGGTGTCAGAGGTGGTTTTATAGCGGACGAGATGGGTTTAGGTAAAACGATCCTTATGATCGGCACATTTATCGTCAATTTTATGCCGAATACGCTTATTGTAGTCCCTACAATGTTGATGAATCAATGGGCGAAAGAAATCTTTCGCACAACAGGTCATCATGCTCTCATTTATTATGGCAGTAAACATAAAAAGGGCATTACTTTAGAACAACTGAAGTTAGCGCCAATAGTCATCACAACCTACAATACATTAGTTTCAACAAAACAGATGCCAAAGTGTATGTTATTGGAAATGGACTGGTCGCGCGTTGTGTTCGATGAGGCGCACCATTTGCGTAACAAAAACATTCGCAGCGCAAGTTGTTGTGCGCTCAAAACCGGGATCCGTTGGTTAGTGAGTGGAACACCTATACAGAACAAGTTGCGCGATTTTTACAATCTGTGCGCTATGCTCGGTTTACCTGCGTCGGTCTATACTGACATAGATGAACGGTTCAACATTGTGCGGCATTTAATTCTTCGGCGGACTAAAACAGCAGCCGGAATAATTTTGCCGTCGGTTACCCAGGACAAAGCGATTATAGCATGGGCGACGTATAATGAACGCAAATTGTCCGAGGATATCCATTCTGCTATCCATTTGGCGTCATACAAATTGCCTCTCTTTACCCAGGCACGGAAAGCATGTATATTGCCTGAATTATTGTTAGATAGTTATCCATCGATGATTCAGTCCAGAACAATTACCAACAATTTCATTTATACGGATGCGCTGAAGTATAGTAGTAAAATGGATCACGTGATTAATGTCATTATGGGACGAGCTGATAATGGTGCTGGAAAACTGGTGTTTTGCCATTTTCGCGAGGAGATCGATGTCATTATTCGGCGGTTGAAAGAGCGGGGAATGTCGAACGTCGTCGCGTTTGATGGGCGAGATACAAAGCGATCCAGAGCGATGAAATTGAGTCAGAAATATGATGCGCTGATTTTACAGATCCAGACAGGATGTGAAGGGTTGAACTTACAAGAACATTATAGCGAGATTTATTTCATTAGTCCTCACTGGAATCCGGCTGTAGAAGATCAGGCGGTTGCTAGATGTCATCGCATCGGGCAGATTAAACCGGTCTTTGTATTTCGATTTCAAATGTGCGATTTTTTGAAGGAGCAATTAGAACAAATAGAAGATGAAGAAATGAATGATTTGTCAAGCATGGACGAATATATTACTTCAGTTCAAGAAAGAAAGAGAGAATTAGTTTTAGATATTTTGCCACCGTAATTGGTTGTTGTTGTTGTTGTTGTTGTTGTTGTTGTTGTTGTTGTTGTTGTTGTTGTTGTTGTTGTTGTTGTTGTTGTTGTTATTTAATTTAGAGCAACGCGTATTTTAAATGCCGACTTTATTTTTAAATTATTTTTATAAATAATTTAAAATTTTATTACCATATATACTAAATGAATAACGAAGAATTATTGACTAAAATTAAAAATTATAAAGATAGAATTTTATATTTAGAAAATGAATTAAATGAAACCAAAGAACATCTCAAAAAATATACAGCACCTTCTAATATGAAAAAATACTATGAAAATCATAAAGAAGAAATCAAACAGAAAGTTAAGGAATACAAAGAGAAAACCAATTATGTAGTCCCAAAAGAAGTTATTAAGGAAAGAAATAAAATAGCATATCAAAAAAGAAAAGAAAAATTAGAAAAGGAAAAAATGGAAAATATTTAGGCATAATTGTTTTTTATATAAAAAGAACTTAAAACTATTTTTCTTTGTATAGTATATAGAATGGAATTGGAAGAAAAACCGCCAGACCCACCAGAAAACGAACAAGTGTATCGGATTATTAAGTGTCCTTTGAAATGTGTTTTGAAAAGGTATGATACATTACATCCTATTATTGAAAAGGCAGTTATGGATATGAATGAAATTGTTATTTTATCTTATCAGTTTATTCGTATATATTTGTTAAATAAATTCAATCATAATCAAGAATTTCCTAAAATAAACAAACAATTTGTATTAGATGTAATAAAAACAATTAGTTCTCCCAAATCTAATAGCGGTCAAAAAACAAAAGAAGAAAATATTAAGAATGCGAATGATAAAGCGGATATGAAACGATTTTACAATGATGTATTTTGTAAATTAGTGGATAAAAAAATGTGTTATTCAAATAAGACTTTTATTTTAGCACAAACAGCAAATGAAATGATTACTTGTATCAATACAAATATTTCAACTCACTTTATAAAGCATTTATTCAAATATATCAATTGTTTATTCAAAGAACCAAAATCATTAGAAATCAAGAAAGAAAATGATAAGATAAAGCGTAAAGAACTTTATAAACAACTTAACCAAGAAATTCGTGATTTGAAAAGTGATTTAATCAATAACAAAATAGAAAATTCCAAGGAAGAATACCATAGTTGGATTAGAGAAAATAAAGGTTTTTTATTTCCAAATAAAGTAAATAAATCTGTTGCTTATGATGTAAAATGTAATCCAGAAAAATATATTAAATATTCATTTTACATAAATCATAAAATAGAAGAATTTGGAAAACGTCCTTATCAAACCATTCCACAAAGAAATAATATTGTCCCAAAGCATATTGTATTGAATACACCAGCAATTGTAGATTTAATAAACGATAAAGAAATGACTATTTTTTCTTATAACAAAAGTGAATTAGTATTACACGCAAAGAAACACCAACCGCACATTTGGAGTAAAATTCTTAAATTAGAAAAAAAGGATATTTTCAAACAGAAAGAATATGTTTTTTATAATCAAATTATTACAGATGGGTTTAGTTGTTCTTTGCTATTCATTTTGAAAAAATACAAGAATAAAGTATTTGGAGATAAATTACCAAAAGTAAATGATGAAATGGAATTTTCAAAGGTTGAAGATTTATCCAAAGAAAAATGTGATGAATACTTAACTGATAAATACAAATTAGTTTCATTAGACCCAGGTAAAATTAGACCAATTACTATGATAGATGAAAATAATAAATTCTTCAAATATACCGCGTGTAGAAGAAGATTTGAAACATACACAAAAAGAAGTAATTATATTATTTTACAAGAAAAGAAGAAGAATAGTATTATAGAAAAAGAAACAAAATTATCAAACTTCAAATCAAGAACAACCAAAGTAGAAGAATATAAGAACTTTATTACAAACAAGACCATTCTTAATAATGAAGTTAAAGAATTTTACCAAAAACCTTTGTTTCGTAAATTAGCATTTCGTAGATTTATCAGAACCAAACAAAGTGAGGTTAAATTATTGAATGAGATTGAAAATACATATCTTACCAAAGAAGAAATAAAACAAGGGAAAAAGATTGTTATTTTACACGGAGATTATAGTAGAACAAGTCAAATGAAAGGTTGTATTTCAACCCCAAATATTGGTATGGAAAAATTGCTATTAAGCAGATTTGATATTGTTGAAATAAATGAATTCAACACCAGTAAGTTATATAATAAAACTTTGAAAGAAATGGAAAATGTAAATGTAAAAAGAAAGAAACATAAGAAATCGCTTCACGAAATACTAACTCCAAAAGAGGAAACCAAATGTCGTATATTCGTGAATAGAGATACAAATGCTTGTAAAAATATATTATTACTTGGAAAATGTTATTTAAAAAGTCAAACAAGACCAGAAGAATTTACAAGAA